TAAACTGATGCCAGGTGGAAGTGCATTGAAGAACAGTCTTGGACCTTTGTTTCAAGGAGTTGCAAAAACCACAAATAATCCTCGTACTTTTGAAAAATTAGCTAAAACTGCTACTGTACCAGGCAAAATTAACAAGGTACAAAAGACACTAAAGAATTCTAGTTCCGCTTTAGTAGATTTGACTCAAACATTAAACAGAACTGGAGATGCTACTGATATTATTGAAGTAGGTGCTAAAACTCCAAGAAAAATTAAAAAAGCGTATTCAGCAGCAGAGACTATTGTTACTGGTGGTCCAGATAGTATAAAAGCTGTGACTACTAGTCCAGAATTAATGAATCAAATTAAAAATGCTGATAAAGTAAGTGATGGTTTAGCGAGTAGTAAGGTTGTTGCAGCTGCTGCAGATGCTGGTGCCAGACCAAATATGTTAAGACGATTTCTTTTTGGAACTAGACCAAAAGGTTTAGTAAGAGGTAGTGCTCTTACTAGAATGTTGGTTAGAAATCCTGCTGGTAAGATGTTCTTGAAGAAGTTACCTCTTATTGGTGCTGTTGCTGGTACTATCTTTGCTGCTCAACGTTTATTAGAAGGAGACTTTTTAGGAGCTGGTTTAGAACTTGGTTCTGGTATATTAGGTGCTGTAGGTGCTGCTCCTGCATCACTTGCTCTTGATGGATTTTTGCTTGCTAGAGATTTTGGAGCAGTTCCATTTAAAAAAGGTGGTATTACTACAGAACGTACCTTTGGTATGATGAGTGAATATGGACAAAACGAAGCTGTTTTATCACTAGAAGGTAATGAAGGAATGATTGCAGGTACAGTATTTGGTAAAGCATCAGCAGAGGCACTCGCTAATTTCTTCTTTAAGAAAAAGTCTCCACTTGACAAATTAAGATACAATAGTGACCATCCTATGGGAACAGAACAACCAAATCCTCATCCGCCAGGAACTTTCCTTCATAAAAATTTTGAAAGGTTGCGTCAAATGAACATAATAGATCCTACTATGAAAATATCACACAACTTTGCACCTTCTGGCGCCAATAATGGAGCATCTCTTGTAAATTCTTCCGCAGATGTTGCATCTGGAGATAGGAAAAATAACTCTAAAAATAATACTGTTATTATGGAATCTCCTGCTGGTACAGATAATAAAGGAAATAGTGGTTTACCATTAACATCAACTCCTGCTGGTGGATCTGAGGATCAAGGACTTAGTATGTACGCTGCACATTTGGTGATGGCTTCTGTTTAATATATGGAAAATTTTCAATCTACAAAAGACTTTAAATTTTCTGGTGTTGAATTAACACCAGTAAATGGATCAGATCCATTAAACATAACAGGTTTAGTATCTAAAGTTACTTATGTTGAAAGCATATATATGCCATTTGTATCTGCTACAATGGTCATAGTTGATAGTGTAGGTGTGTTACAGGGTTTACCAATTCAAGGTATGGAGAAGGTTAAGTTTTCTGTCAAGACAAATATAAGAGAAGAAGAATTTGAATATAATTTTAGAATTTGGAAAGTTGCTAATAGATATGCACAACAAAATAAACAAGTATATACTCTTGCATTAGTTTCAGAGGAAGCAATAGTAAACGAGACTATAAGAGTTAATCAAAGATTACAAGGTAATCCAGAAAGTATTGTATTAAAACTCTTGCAAGAAGAATTATATATATCAACTACAAAACCAATTAACTCAGAAGGTTCTTTATTTGAAGTGAGTTATCTACCAACAAGAGAGAGACCATTTGATATTATTGCTAAACTTATTCATAAATGTGTTTCTCCTAAAGCAAAATGGAACACTGATAATACTTCTGAACCAGATAAAGTAGAAATTACTTCATCCCCTGATAAAAAAGCGAAGGAAATAAGAGGAAGTGGTGGATTTTTATTTTGGGAAAATTATAGAGGATATAACTTCTTTGCTGTTGATAGTATGTGTGCTGATGTTGGAAGTGATTTGGAATCTGACAAATATAATGTCCAAGAATGGGGACCTTATGTTGAAAGAGGAGTTAATGTGAGCGATGATGGTGATAATAGATTTACTATTGAATCATCTATATTTTCATCTGATTTAGATTTGATGAATAGTCTCAGAAGAGGTCAGTATGCTTCTAGAATCGTATTTTTTAATCATTCAACTGGAGAATATGATGAATATGATTACGTTTTAGAAAAAACTTATGATAATATGGCACATTTAGGTGGACAGAAATCACTTAATACACTAACTTCTACTCAAAAGAACCTGTCTAAAACACCTAGTAAATTAATGTCTATTGTATTAGATCACGAAACATGGTATAATGATCCAGGTATTGCTAATCCAGAGGATGAAAAAGCAGAAAATCCATCTGCATTTTCAGATAGGCAAAAATTCTATGCTGCACAATCCACTGCTAGATATAGACTACTGGCATTACAACAATGTCAAATTGTCGTACCAGGCAACGCACTAATTTGTGCGGGAGATAGAATAGATATTAGATTGATCAACAAAGCACCATCATCTGAACTTGTTGAATCAGTTGATCAAGAAGATAAAGAAAGTAGTGGTCTTTATCTAATTGCTGAAGCAACACATTCTTATGATAAAACTCAAAGCACAAATGGTGCATTCACTACAACATTAAAATTAACACGTGATTCTTACGGAATGAAAGATGAAGTGTCAAACCATGGCAATAAATAATCCTAGGAGGTATTACAAATGGAAAGTATAGAAAAACACATAGAGTTAGACAGAAAGATCGCAGAAGATCCTCTAGCAAACCCTGCAGCACGCAGACATGCCAAGGAAGAACTTCACGAACTTGAGGTTTATGTGGAACATCACAAAGAAGAGATCGAAGCAGGAGATCATCATGATCCTAACGCATTAGAACTATTTTGTGATATGCATCCTGATGAACCAGAATGTTTAGTATATGACGACTAATGGTACTTGATTCATCTCTATCATCACTAGTACCAATTGGTAGAACTGGTCACGACGGTTTTAACTGGTGGGTAGGTCAGATAGAAGGAACAGCTTCTGATGAAGAAAATAACAAGGGAGGATATCGTTACAAGGTAAGGATTGTTGGGGATCACCCTCAAGAAAAATCCTTACTTGATACGAGTGAACTCCCATGGGCAAATGTAATGATGCCTGTTAATAGTCCTTTTACACCTGGCAATATTGCTGGTGGAGATCCACAACTTGTAGTAGGTGGTTGGGTCATTGGTTTTTACATGGACGCCCAGAAACAAAAACCAATTATCATGGGATCTATTGGTCAGGTGCCTGGCTCAACATCTACAATTAAAAATTGTTTACCTAATGATCTACTGGGTTTCCAGACATGTATCAGATCTGGTCAATATGCTCCAAATCCTGCAAAAGATGGTTTAGAAGGTAAGGATGGTACTGCTAAAACTGGTGGTGGACAATCTGATGGAACTACAGATGGCAATGGTAATGAGAGAGTTCCTGGTGCTGAAGTAAATAAACCAGAAGTAATTAAACAGCAGGAGGAATGGTGCCAAGAAGTAGCGGAAAAATGTAAGGATGTTGATGTAAAAACTCAAATGACTGGTATTGTCAGTCAGATGTTATTTGACATACAAAACAATAACGGACAACTTGGTACTTTTTATGTTAACAAAGTAACAGGTGGACTTAATGATGCCATAGGTCAGAGCAGAACTTATATTAACAAAGCTATTTCTGTAATGACAGAGTTCATTGCGAAGGTCAAAGGATATCTTAAACAAAAACTTACAGACGCTGTTAATGCATTAGTAAAAGCACTACTAAGACAAGACAAAACAGGTAATGCACTAACACCAGTAACTGAATGGTTTAATAATCTTTTAAAAGATCTCAACTGTAAAATGGCAGACTTAGGTGAAAGATTGGCAGAGTGGTTGACAAACGTCTTAATGAGTTACATTCAGCAAATTTATCAAGCAGTTGTATGTCAGATTGATGAACTTGTTAACGGTATTATTTCTAAAATCAATCAGTTATTAAATGAAATACTTGGTAGCATCCTAGGTCCTCTACAAGAAATTTTAGGTGCTATTGCTGAACCTTTGAACATTATTGGTGGTGCTATAAACTTCATTCTAAAATTACTTGGTATTGAGTGCTCTGGTCCTGATACTACATGTGCCAAGTATAAGAAAGTATGCACAACAGGTGAGAAAAAAGATGGTAACGATGATAAGGGTTTCTTAGATGGATTACTGGAAGATATTGATAATCTATTTGGTGATACTCCTGCCGATTATACACAATATGTTTGTGATGAAGCTTACAGAGGAAGAAGTTTAGATATTACGACTGTAGGATTTACTGGTGGTGTTCCTCTACCTGGCGTGGGTGACAGTAAAAAACCAATTATTAAATATAGAATTGATGACATTGAAGCAAAAGAGGGAGATATAGCAACTTTTACTGTGAAAAGATCTGGATATTTAGATGAAGCATCCTCAGTTAAATTTAAAACACTGAAAAATCAAGGAACTGCTATTGAAGGAGAAGATTATATTGCAGTAGATGGTATTTTAGGATTTGCTCCTAACGAAACTGAAAAAAATATTGAAGTTCAGATATTATACAATCAACAAGAAGAACCACCAGAAACTTTCTTTGTTTCTCTTAAAAAGAATAGTCCAGAAACTGGTGTCAGTACAAATTTTGTTAAAAATATTGGTAAGTGTACAATCACAGAACAGAATATTAAAACACCAGGTGGAGATCCATATGAAACTCAACCAATAAGTCCTATTGCACCTATTCCAGAAACTCCTAACGATGAGGTTGGTTTCCCAGATGTTCCTTCTAGCGGTGGTGGTACGACTGTAGACACATCTCCAACATATAAGGTTTCTTCTAATAGATCATCTTGTCCTGAGGGTGGTTTTATCATATACACAATTACAACTACAAATGTAGAAAATGGTGCAATTTTATTCTATACATTAAATGGAACTGATATTACTAGTCAAGATATTGTAGGTGGATCATTATCTGGTCAATTTGTTATTAGTGATAACGAAGCAAAAGTAACTGTTGGTATTGCTGATGATGGTGTTGTGGAAGACGAAGAGACCTTAAGATTTACTCTAAATGGTAAAGGTGCATTTGTAGATGTTCTTATCACTGCAGCAGATGATCAAGAGATTGGAGATTTTGATGAAGGAACTGGTGAAACACCAGAAAATGATTATCAAGAATTTGAATTCCCGTCAATCAATCCCGTCAAGATTATTACTGATGATAATGGCGGTATAATTGAAATTCCAGTAGATAAACCAGGTGATCCATGGGCAGAACCACCATATGTATTCATTGGTGGTGAAGGTTTTGGTGCAGTGGGAACTGCTCTGTTAGATGAAAATGGTTTCCTAACAGAAATTAGACTACAATCAAATGGTTTTGGATATAAAAAGAACTTAGCAGCAGATCAAGGTGTTCGTTGTATTATTGATGCATTTACTATATTAAGACCAGGTGTTGGATATACTGAGGTTCCTGACTTATATGTCAATGGAGAACTTGGTGT